CAATATTAATTAAATTGAGTGATGTATTTACTCCAGCAGATGCACAATTAGTTTTTTTATTTTTATATCCACTACCACTATTTGTTACGATAATAGAACTTACAATAAATTTTCCATTTAAAGAATTTAGGGAATGATTACCCTCACCAAAATCAGTAAATCCAACTGTCCCCAATCCAACAGAGGATTCACTTAAATTTTTATGTAAAGTTATTGTGTAATTATTGACAACATTTACATAATAAGTGGCATCAGTATTAAGTCCAGCAAGTGCTTTTTTTCCAAAAGTTTTATATACTACAGGTTCACCTGTTCTGAATTTATGTGTTGTAGAAAATCCAATGGTAGACGTATCCACACCAATTCTAGCAGAACCTATACCACTAGCATCAAATGTAACGTTATGAGGTACTGTGACCATTTTGGCTTCAGCAGTAGCACCTTCTCCAGAACCACCAGTAATTTTAACTACGGGATTATCGAGATAATCAAAACCAGAATTAATAATTCTAATTTCTTTTAAATTGCCCTCGACAGCACAGAATCCTGTTGCTCCAGAACCAACCGAATCTATTATTCCTAAAACGGGTGGGTTTATTACATCATAGTCTTCACCAATATTTGTAACCGAAACCGAGGAAATCTCACCATAAAAACATTTATCAGATGACTTATAGTTTAAAACTTCAACACCATTAATTAATATTCCATTATATCCGACTGTTGTTTCATGTTCATATCTATCGGTGGTTGGGGATTTTACTTCTCTGAATATTTTTTGTGGTTGAATTTTTCTTTGATAAGATTCTCTTTTTTCAAAATCGTTACTTTTAATAGTTACGGTATCCGTAGAACCTTCAACTTTTACAAAAACACCCCTATGAATATTTGCTCTACTCTTAGCTAACTTAATAACTCTATCATTTACTCTTTTGACAAAATAAGATCCTTCATCAAACAAAGAACTAACAACAGTTTCCTGATCAATAATTGTACCGTCCGACAAAGTTCTTTCAACAGAATCTATTTCTGGTGTATATACAATTTTATCTCCTGTATATAAATTATGATCTACTCCTGATACGATTTCTAACTCAGTGCTTCCGACGACAAATGTTCCAGAAACAGTAAATTTTTGAATTTTTGGATCTAATTTTGTACCAGGATCTGCTGGCAATGATGAAGATGCAATAAGAACTTTAGATGAGTTTGGATCATCAATAATGGTATCGTGTGGAAATGGTGTGTGCTTTGGACCAACCATCCTAACACCAGTTTTTGGGTGCTCATGAGATGGGCCAAAGTATGGTTTTCCATTAACAACCCCACCATCTGGTTTCAGATAAACATTTTGAACGTTTGCTGTTAATAAATTTAAATTTGTATGTAAATTTGAGTCAACCTTTATAATTTTTCTAGTTACTTTTAATATAAGAGATGTATCTTTGATACCAGTTCCTCTAAAAAGGCAAGTGTTATTACTAAAAACATCAGTAACTACAAATTCATTTGGCAATATTTGTCCATTACGATCAGTAAGGGATAATAAATCACCTATTCTTAGGATATGATCATCTTTTGTTGCTAGTTTGTAAGTGTTATTAACCGAGTCAACAAGTGTAAGATTTAAAACATCATAATATTGTGCAGTATTAAATAACCAATTATTTTCTTTTACAGAAGTTCCTTGTTTTCCTAAAGTTTTTATTTTTATTTTAGAATCTTTTTTCTGGTAGTATGTTTTTGTAGGAATAGAAATATCATTAAGAACGGATCTAATTTTTACTCTAACTCCATTATCGGTAGGACTTCCAACATATGCATATGTATTTTGATCAATATAAGTTCCATCAGATATTACTGACGTAATTCCATCAGTTTCAACATCTAAAAATTGGTTTACAGTTTTTTCAAAATAGGTACAGACTCCAATAGTTCCATTTTTGTATTGAAAGTTTAAAGTTCCACTATTTGGAAATCCGACAGTTGTATCAACATCAATAAATGATTGCCCTACTCCAACAGATCCAATCACATAGGTTTTGGGATGTGGGGAAAACGTGCCATATAATAATTCAGTTGTCCCATCATTTTGAGTTAGAGATCCATCAATAGATATTTTATAGTATTCTGCAGTCGAAATGCCAGAATAAATTTTTTCTATACTTGATACTGGTGCATATGCTTTTTTAATATTTTCAAATTCATCCTGAAAAAGTGTCCTATTAAGTAAATTTTCAGGATCTCCTTCTACAACTTCGACAACTAAATTTCTATCTATTCTATAATTTGCATTTGAAGGCGTAATTACAGAATCAATAGGACGAATTATTTGAGCACTCTTTCCATACAAAGCTTTGAAAAGAATTTGAAAGGATTTATCAGTTCCTCTTGAGGAATAAAAACTCTTAGAATTTTTAATAAATGATCTTTGATTTAATTCTGAGGATAACTCCCTATCACTTAATCCACTTAAGAGTTGTTTTTTAATTTTTCTTAAAAATTCATCTAAAAAGATGACATTTAAATTTTCAACTTTAGAATATACATCATGCTCAACGGCAACCGTATCATTAAAAACTAGATCTTCAGAATCATTTGGATTATCATATGAACTAATTCCCGAAAATCCTCTGATACAAGTTTCAAAAGTTATATTAGTTCTATATCGATAGTATATTATCTCGTCGTTAATTCTAATTAATCCATCAGAATCTGGAAATCCTTCAGTACTATCGACGTATATATTACCATCTCTAAATTCATCAAGTTGATAAGTCAGATATGTGTCTTTAACATAATTATCAGTTGTCGATCTCTTTAAATATTCATCAATATTTTGGATTATATCAAGAGAGCCACCTTGATATTCTTGAGATCTATAATATCTTGATAAAAATTGCCCAATCAAAGGAAATTCTTCCCTCACATAAGAGGGTAACTGGTTTTCAACGACGTGACTAATTTTTACTCTGTTTTCTTTCATTTGTTTTTTGTTATCTTACGATATTTCCTGCACTATAGCTGGAACTAACTGTGTAATTTGAACCTGATGGACTTGATCCTGAACTAATTTGATCAATAACCATTTCAACAGAAGTTTTATCTAATTGAAGATAAAGATCTTGTAAACCGATCACATCATTGGATAATGGACATGTTGATATTTCTAAAATTTGTTGACTGTCTTTTGTTTTACCTGATATAATGTTAATTGGATTTAGTGTTATTCGGCCCTTTTCATAATTTACTAGACCAACTCCACTTCTTCGTAAAAGTGGAGTAGTAGATTCTGGAGTTGCTAAAGAAATTAAATTAATAACTCCAGTTTTTTTATCTGCATTGGGAACATCAGTAAGGTAAACATCCTCATTAATATCTATCACTCTAAAAGCGGAGGATTTTATATTAAACCCATTCATAGATTTAACATAAAATTCATTTCCAAAATCAATGGCATACTCCGCAAAAGTGTTAAGTGCTAATCTCAAATCTCTTCTAATATTAATAGTCGTTATGTTTGAGGTTATTGCAGAGTGACTCTGATCAATTAATCTTAAGAATTGACTATATTTGAATCTTGCACCATATCTATTTAATTCACTTGAATCTGAGTATTTTGTGATATTATTTTGCACTTTTGTTGCCAATTCATTTGCATTGGAAACTAAACTTGGATTATAGTATACGTTACTCTCTGATTCCACATAAAGATATTTTAAATCTAGAATTTCTGGAATAATCCCCGCTACAGAATATTTTCTAAGATTTCTTTTTATATTTTCTTTAATTGAATTTGGTATAAAATCACCATTTCTTGGTTTTATACTAATAAAAACTTTTCCATATTGTGGAGGAATTAAATCTTCTCCACCATATACTGAAATTGACTCAGCCTCTGGATAAATTTTGTTTGGAATTAAAATTTCAAAATCATTTGCAGTTAATGCTCTATTTTGGGTTGCATAAATTTGAGGAGCATACTTTCTAACGGACTCAACACTTTCAATTTCTTCACCGCCACTAGAAGGTAACTCTGCAGTAATCAAAGATATACCACTTGTTACTGGAAAGGTTGTAGTACCCTTAGTATACTCTAATCTACCACTAAAAAGAAAATCAACTATACCATTTCCTGAAGGGCCAGAAGTTTTTATGTATGATACTTCAATAACATTACCATTTTGCAACTTTTGACCGAAAATTCCATCTCCAAAGATTAATTCATATCTTTCATCTTCTACTTCTTGTATAAAATAAATTTTTGAGTTCTCATCAATGGCAGAACTCGTTTTTTCATCAAATAAGTTATCTTGAAGGGCATATTTTAAACTAATTGTCGAATTTTCTGTTGGTCTGACTTTTACAACTAGAGTATCTAAGTCTATACCAGTATTTGTTAATAAAAATCTTGGATTTGAATTGGATACATCAACTTCAAATTCTTGATTTACTACAGTTCCTTCATAAACTGGAATTTGATCAAAAAGAGCTACTTCATCAATAACAGATGCAGTTATATCTTCAGTAATACCGAAGACATATGATTGATTATTGAAGGTTCCGCCCGATGATGCAATAGGTCCTTTCTTTAATGTTACCGTAGTTGGTGTATTTTTAACACTTGAAAGATCTGCAAAGAAATTAATCGAAGTTCTTGATGATTTTTTAGATCTAGGTACATATCCAATGTTTCTTGCAAGAGATACAACATTTTCTCTCAATGTTGCACTATCAATGAATACCTCATTGGTTACCATATTGGCATTATATGAGGTAATGTATGTATTATATGCTAATACATCAAGTATTGTTGATAGATTAGATCCCTCAAAATCATAATCAGTAAAATTTGAATATGATTTTAAATAATTTTTGAGAGTATCTTTAATCTGGTCAAAATCCAGACTAGAAAAATTTAAAAGAGACATTTATCTTGTCGGTAGCAATACAAATTCTAATTGTTGTGGAGGAATATCAACACCAATAATGCGATAGATTAATTTCACATCAAGAGAGTTATTATCATAATCTGGATTGGTGTTAACAGATATTAAAGAAACTCTAGGCTCATAATTATTGATTGAATTTTCAATTTCATCACGAATTGAGATTGCACTTATATCATCTAAATTTTCAAAAAGCAATTTAGTCACATTTGATCCAAAATCTGGATCAAAGAATTTCTCTCCAGGAGATGTTGAGATGATATTTCTTATAGAACGTGCAATAGCATTTGCATTTTTAAGTACTACAAGATCATTATTCAGGGGATTTGCCTGAAAACTTGCACTTATATCCCTAAAGGATTGACTTACCCGTTCTAAAGGCACCAGAACACAGCGATTATGAGTTATTTATTCACTAAAATTCGGTTAATACTACGGGTCCAGTGCCATAATCTTGGTTATTGTGGTCATCATCAGTATCAATCCTCTCATGAATCTCTTTTTGCACCTTAAAATTATGTTTTTTGGGTGTTAGGTCATCATTTGAGATTTCACGCAGCATTTTTTGATACTGATCATTAGCTAAATTGTCTAAAAAGTCGTTACTTGAAGTCATTTTCTTCTTTTTGGTTTAAATTTTCGCGTTCTTTTGCTGTTTTCCAGAAATATTCATCTTCACGACCCATTCCGAGTCGCTCATAACCATTTTCAACACTATAATATTGTGTTGAAACCTTAAAATCTGGCATTTTGGGGTCAACAGGTGTCAAACTGTTATCAAAGATACGCATTCTATTGTTTGGATAGAGTGCATATTGTCCATTATCTAGTTCAATTAGGTTTGATGACTTATGTTCTGCTGGATTTTCACTTGTTGCATAGTCAATTATGTCAGGATCCTGATGATAGTTGTCCAGAGTGCAGATATAGGTGCCCTTCTGAATGCCAAAGTCCCTTGTATATAATTCGTAGTCCATGGAGCCAATAAATTGCTTCTGAACAGCAACAACACCATAGTCCATACAGTTCCAGAACTGTAGGTTAGGAAGGTCCATATCGGGGTCTGGAAGGTCCGGAGACGAGAGAAACGCGCTTATAGGTAGTTTGTCATACATTGCCGCATATTCAGGCAAATACGTCTCAAAATAAAAAGCACGCCCAGGTATCGACTTTGCCGATACCCAGACGCCCTTTACAAATTCACCGTGACCTGATTGATGATCAGTAAGGTATTCTTTACGAACCCATACTTCAACCGAGGGGAGGTTACAAATAAGTGCAGCCATTAGGAATTGATGTAACTTAACTTATTTAACCTCTTCCTTGTCCACGATAGATTTTCTTTTTACCATTACGCGAAGTCGCTGCTAATTTTGTGTTTACCGAGCGGCCTTGACGAGTCTTTTTCGGCGGTGCTTTCTGAAAAGGAACAGTACCACCACTAAACATTCTTGCCATTTAACATTCCTCCATAGAGATTAAATTTGCATCAAACATATCCTTACCTTCTGAAGGACTTTCATAATAACGTTCTGCAAGATCTTGCATTGCATCGAGACACTCTTCATGGGAGAGACTTTCGTGAATGATCTCTCCTGCATAAAGAATGTTAAATCGCACCTTAGATGACACGAGTTTTTTCATGGCCTACACGAATACGAGGATCGCACCAAATTTCAAATCCCTCATCCTTGGCATCAAGACAGAATGAGACATCCTCACCACACATGTCCTGTACTTCACCAGACTCAAAGACTTGCATCTTAGGAGCAAACCATGGATACTCTAAATTCTCAAAGACTCCATTCTTAATCAATACCCATCCAAAACCTGTATAATCAACAGTAAAAGGTTTCTTACGCTTACTGATGGATTCGACAGTCTCGTGATTCATCACTCCACCATTCTTACGGAAATCATCCTCTTCTAACCAGTGTGCGACAGATGTTGTGTGACCATCCTCTGTGGCATACCATCCAGCAGTAATCTCACGCTCTGTACCATCTTCACTCAGAGATAAATCACAAAGTTGCCAGAACTTGGTTGTGTCAAATACAATATCACTATCAATCCATAACTGATAATCATATGTTAACTTACCATCCCATGGTACTTGCTTTGATCCACGAAGTACATTCGCACCCAATACTTTACAACGGGCGAAGTTTACCATAGATGAGTAATCTTGACTGATCTGAATACTCATTCCATTCTGTACCATATCAAAGCACAGTTGTACGAAATTCTTTAGAAAGGTATATGAGCATCCACGACCAGGAAGACAGAATACAATTGCCTTACCGCGCATCCTTTCCTTGATTGCATCAATATCCCATTCAGGTCCTTTTTGCTTTGGTGCAACAGTCTTAACTTTAAATCCTTTAGCCATAGTTTGAAATAACCTTCAGTTCAATTCTATCGTAGTATGTAGTCCCTGTCAATCAAACACCTTCGACATCAGTATGATTGTTCTTGTATGTCCATAGAAGAAGGATTGCATTCCTCATATGACAAATCCTCAAGTTGATAATCAGTCTGCATTAGACCAACCATCCCCTTGAGGGTATTCCATGTTTTATTAAATTGTGTTTCACTTAGATTATTATATAAGCATTCATTCTTTGCATAGATGTGGTAGATCTTATCAGTCATATCTCCTTTGATGAATTTACAATATCTAGAAAACCTTATAGGGACGTTTTTGGCCACACGGAATTTTTTTTTGAACTTGGTATCACTCTCGCGTTTTGTCACCTCTGTAGGTTAGGGTAGTATGCTTTTTTTATCACGCCCCCCATAATAACAACAACGCCCCCATCAAAACACTGCCATTTCACTGATACTCCCAGTCTACCATATACGGGGCAGAGTGTCAACAACTGCCCCTCTACTATCAGACCCCAAAGTAACAATCAGAATTGATCTCAACAGTGTTTACTTTAGGATCTCTGTAATTAACACCGTCAGGAGTCGATAAGTCATTGAGATCACATCCTTCGAGGGCATCTACAAAGTCTTCGTAGTTACCTGCGGCACCTGCTAGTTGATACAAACCCTCATCATTGCCAATCCAGAGTGCAACATTCCAGGTCTCATAATTCGTCCAACCATTATACGTGGTATCAGTGAGATTTGTCTGGAAAGTTGTGGTCATAGAGGTTTGAGTGGTGGTTATACTATAGGAACAGTTTGAAGGGCCGGCTTGTATCACCAACCCCTGTGTGACTATCAATTAGACTGCTGATAATCCTCAACGAAACTGTCAATCAGTGCCAAGAGTTCGTTACCATTAGTGGCACGATTCATCAAGGACAGCATCAGTTCAGTGGTCATAGTCTGTGTGTGATTGGTATCTACACTATAGGTACAGTTTAAAGGGCC